CCGAAGACCTGCTGCGCTGCACGAAGACCGAAATGGCGGGCTACTACCGCGACATGATCAACAACGGCGTGATGAGCGTGAACGAAGTGCGCCGCAAGCTCGACTTCGAGCCTGTGGAAGGTGGCGAGGAGCACTACATCCAACTGAACATGACCACGCTGACAGGCGTGCAAAACAATAACAACAATGGAGAAGAAAATTGAAATCCGCAACAACCCATCGGGCATCGTGACCCGTGCCGAGGGCGACAGCCGCACCGTGAAGGGGCGCGCCGTGGTCTTCAACGCATGGAGCGAGGACTTGGGCGGCTTCCGTGAGAAGATCGCCCCCGGTGCCCTGGATGGCGTGATTGAGCGTTCGGACATCTTTGCCCTGCTCGACCATCGCCGCGACCGTGGCATCCTCGGACGCTCGAAGCGTGGCGACCAGGTGAGCCTCCGCCTCAACGTGACGGATGCGGGCCTCGACTACGAGTTTGAAGCCCCAGACACCGCCTTGGGCAACGAGCTGCTGTCATGCCTTGAGCGTGGAGAGATTGACGGCTCCTCATTCGCCTTCACCGTGCTGGAGGACCAATGGGAGCGCGTGGGCGACGAATACCAACGCACCATCACCAAGATCGATGAACTCTACGACGTGTCGCCGGTGTACAGCCCCGCGTACAGTCAGACCACCTGCGACCTTCGCGGGCTGGAAACCCTGAAAGCCGAAGAGCGTGCCGCTGAGGAGAGGCAGATTGCTGAAACAAAGCGTGTTGCACTCGGTAAATATATCGCAGACCTTAAATGTAAAATCAACAAAATCATTCAAAAATGAAGAAATCAGACATCAAGAATCGTATCCAAGAGATCGACAACAGACTGAGCGAGCTTCCGACCATCTGCGAGCGCGAAAAGCGTGAGCTTACCGAGGAGGAGACCCGCGAAATGGAAAGACTCACTGCCGAACGCAGCGACCTGAAGCGTCAACTCGAAGACATCGAGCGTGGCGAGGCCCGCGAGGTGCCCAAGGACAAAGGGGAGAAGTTCTCGCTCCTTTCCGCCATCCGCTCCATCGTGAACGGCGGCAAGTTCGAGGGTGCCTATGCCGACGAAGTGCGCGAGATGGCCAAACGCTCACGCCTGGAATACGGAACGGACAGCACTAGCATCCTGATGAAGGCCACCGCGCCCGAACGCCGCGCCCTTGACGGCGTGCTGACCGCTGGCAACAACTTCAGCGCCAACACACACAATGGCGGCCTCGAAATGGTGCGCGAAGACGTGCTGCCCATCATCGAAGCCCTCTACAACTTCACCGTGTTGGAGCGTGCCGGTGCCAACTTCTACAACGGCCTGGTGGGCAACGCCAAGATTCCGACCATGAGCACCATCACCTTTGGCTTTAAGGGCGAGAATGCTGTTGCCGACAACGTGACCCCGACCATCGGCAAGGCTTCGCTGACCCCGCAGCGCCTCACCGGATTCATCTACCTGAGCAAGCAGTTGCTCAACCAGACCAGCGAAGACCTGGAGCGTCGCCTGCGCCTCAACATCAGCCGCGCCATTGCCCAAGCCTTCGAGATGGCCGTGCTGGGTTACGGCACCACGCCTCACAACGGCATCATGAACGGTGCCACGGGCGTCGCTGAGGCCAGCCTGACCTACGACACTGTGTTGGGCCTTGCCGAAGCCGTCTACACCGGCAACATGCGCCCGACCTTCATCGTCAATCCCGGTGCCGCCCGCGTCCTGAAGCAGAAAGCCCGCCTGCCTTACGGCAACTCCGCCATCATGGTGGACGGCCAAGTGGACGACGAGCCGACCTTCATCACCAACAGCCTGGTGGGTGCCGCCAGCGGCACGACCGGTGCCATCGCTTGCGCCGACTTCAGCCGTCTGCATGTGGGCACCTGGGGCGACCTGCTCGACATCACCGTCGACCCGTACACCCGCGCCAGCTACGGCGAGATTGTCCTGACCTTGAACTACTATTGCGACTGGGCATGGGATGCCGCCAACGGCACAGCCTACGCCGTCCGTAAGATCACTGCCGCCTAAACCCATCAGCCATGGCTTACGTACAACTGCAAGAACTGAAGCACCACCTGCGCGTGGAGGTCTCTGAAGATGACAACTATCTTCAGAATCTCATCGACGTTGCTGAGACTGCCATCGCCAACGAGCTTGGCAAACCCCTGGAATACTTCCAGGACGGCGACAAGCTTCCCAAGCCGTTGTTGCAAGCCATCATGATCCAGTGCGGCGACCTTTACAACAACAGGGAGAGCGTGGCCTTCGCCACACCCAGCGAGGTGCCACGCACCCTCACCTACCTGTTGCAGCCCTACAAGAAGTATGACGCCGGTCTTTCGACCGATGATGACGGGGAGGTGGCGCCATGACGAGGAGCGGATTGCTCAACGAGCGGATTGTGGTGTATGAACAACACACCTACTTTGACAACCACGGTGCTGTGGTTTCCGAATTGGAGCCAATCGGCAGTTACTGGTGTCGGGTGATCCACGCCAACCTCGACAGGAGCGAGAGCGACGTGGAGCGTGTGGTCTACAACCCCAACATCCGCTTCGAGCTTCGAGCCTCGGTGCCTATCGCCGTCAACAACATCATCGAATACAACGACATCAAGTACGTCATCACCATGATCGACAAGAACAAAAACCGCGACATCCAAACCATCTACGTCGAGCGCTATGAGTAACGCCTCAAACATACAATTCGATGCCAGCCGCTTCTACGACTTTGTGGCCCAGATGGACCGCAAGGCCATCAACAAGGCGGAGCGCGATGCGTTGCGCAAGAGCGTGGGCGTGACAGCCAAGGCCACGCGCCGCAACCTGCGGGCACGCTGGCCCAAGTCGTCGAGCACACGCGGTGGCGGCAGGCCTTCGGCGGGCGTCGTAGCCAACGTCCAGAAATCCACCGGCGGCCAATACTACGGCCAGGTGCATATCATGGGCAACGGCCGTGATGGCTCGCGTGGCTACCTGTTGCGCTTCTTCGAGAAGGGCACAGTGGACCGCTTTGCGAGGGTGCGCAGCCGTGCCTACCGCGGTCGCACCGCCGACGAGCTCCGGTCTTCGGGGATGGGCTTCCGTGGCCGCATCAAAGGCTTGTGGTTTTTCCGCGATGCCGTGGCCGCCACCAAACAGGAGGTCTTCAGTGGCATCGAGGACCGCATGGAGGACGCCGTGGTGAAGCAATGGGCCAAGTCAGCCGCGAAAGGAGGCCAGCTATGAAGATAGACATCAGCCACCGTCTCGTGTCGGAGCTCAACGTCGGATGGCTAACCGGCAAGATCTTCCCGTGTGTGGCCATGTTCGACACCGACACGCCGTCTGTGCCTTACCTGGTTTATCAGCGCACGGGCGCCGAGTTCGACTACACCAAGGGGCTCTATACCGGCGACGCCACGCATCACTATTCGTTCAGTATCTATTCGGATCATTACGACCAGACGCTGACGCTTGCCAAAATGGTTATCGACAAGGTGTTGCATTTGTCATACTTCGAGACCGACCAGGAAGGCTTCCGCTACGGCCCCGTGCAACTCGTTGACATCAGCGAGGACTACATCGATGGCCTGTTCGTTCAGACATTACAATTCGATATTCAAACAAAGGAGGTACTCAATGAACACTATTAAAGGAGAAAACCTGATGATCTTCGTCCGTGAGGGCGACCTCTACGGCAACGCATCCAACGCCATCGTCGCCTTGGCACTGGCCACCACTTGCAGCCTCAACTTCAACGTGGACAGCTTCGACGCCACGAGCAAGGACAGCGGCAGCTGGCAGGCATCGCTCCCCGGCATGAAGTCGTGGAGTATGTCGACCGACAACCTCTACTGCCCTGCTGCCGACAAGCTGCTGGCCTTGGCCATCAACCGCACCACGCTGAAATTGTACTGGATTCCAGCCGAGAACACCGAGGCGTTGAACCAGGTGACGCACGACCCCGCGCTGACCGTGGACGGCAACACCTACATGTACTATGCAGGCGACGCCTGGATCAACAGCTACACCGCCAACGCAGCGAACAACGAGGCGGCTAACTACACGGTCAACTTCACCGGCACGGGCGCCTTGGTGCCGAGCGACACCCTGCCCACGGTTGGCATCGGCGTGAGCCGCACCAGCCTCGGCATCGCCCAGGGTGGCAGTGCCAACGTGGTCGTCACCAACGCCACCGGCGCGCTGACCGCCACCACGAGCAACACCAAGGTCACCGCCACCATCGCCAACGGCGTGGTCACCATCGCCGCTGCCGCCGACTGCCCCGCTGGAGCCTACATCGTCACCATTGCCGATGCGGGCACCGGAACCAAGGCCTACGTCTTTGTCACCGTGGCGGCTGCGTAGAGCATCATGCAACAATAGCCAGAGGGCGGTGGTAGCAAGCCGCCGCCCTTTTTTATAAACCTCATAAAGCACACACACAATGAAAACAAATATCACAGGACTGATCCATGAAGGCGGCAAGGTAATCGGCCCCATCGAGGCCACCACCCGCCACATGACCATCGAGATCGTCGGCGAGACCGGAACCATCACGGGAGCGAAGAGCGTCAACGGCGAGGCCTTCACCGACGTGGACACCTACAACTTCACCGGCCCTGTCGAGACCTTCGACATCGACGTCAACGTAGCCGGAACATCTATTCAACTCACAACCACGGGCAGCTTCACCTCTGCCTGGCTAATCTTGGAGGGTTGAGCCATGAGCGAGAAAGGACTTAATTTGAAAATGAATACTATGTGCGGCGGATACGGCTATGACCACGACCCGCGCATGCTACGCCTCAACAAGACCATCTTGGAGCCTGGAGACATGCTATTCTTCGACAAGTTCGCGCACAAGTACGTGGTTGTCAAGAAAGACAACGTGGCCTCGGTGCTCACGGGCGGCTACGACACCACGCGCTATGAGACTAACTTCGACAGCTTCATCGGCACTCTCGACGGCATGGCGCATTTCGTGGCGCGTGACGACGCAGCACCAACGCAGTCGATCTACTCGAACGACGTGGCGGCCACCAGCTGCTACTATCGCATTGAGATTGATAACACCCATGCTGGCAGTATCACCTTCAGCGTGGCCAGCGGCAATGACAGCATCGCCAGCACCACCATCAGCTGGGAGGCCAACGAGGCCATGGCGACCATAGTGGCCAAGTTCACAGCCAAGAACGCAACCAATAACTACATTACCTTTGCAGCTTTGGAAGACGGCACAGGCGTGGGTCTTGAGGTGGGCGGCTACGGAGCCAACACCATGACGGTGACGGCCAGCGAGAGCTGCACGGTGATCGACTGCTCGACTCTCGCCTTCTATGCCAGCGAGAACACCGCCGCTCCCGGCGTTGGCGGCACCTTCGTGCCGACAGCAGCGTGGACGTTCATCGGGAACGCACACCACAACTGGCGCGGCGCCACGGCGCGCACGATCCTCGGCCAGAACCTCGTGGGCGATTCGACGGTGCTGATTGCCAATGACGGCTACAACTATTCGTATCGCTGCGGCGGTAATTTCGCCAAGTTTAAGTCGTGGGCATCCGTGAGCGGAGAGAACACCTTCAGCGACGACGGCGAAGGTGGCAGCATCGCCAACCCAGGCGCGCACGTGATGAACGAGGCGACCTTCAATTTGGGCGTGCGTGACTACACCGGCGAAGACTCGGCACACCTCGGGATGAAGGACTACTACACCCACCTGACCACCGACACCACGGGCGACTTTGCTGCCCTGCGTGCCACCTACGAGGCGCGCTACGGCCAGATGACGTCGATGTACGACGCCTATCTGATGAGCCACATGGTCGACCCAGGCGCCAACAGCGGAATCGCGAACTCTATGAGAAACAAGGGCAAGCACCAGACAGAGGTGAAGGCCGATGCCATGAATGTAACGTACAACTACGTCATCTTGCCGGCATATCCGCCGGAATACAACGCAGCGCACTACGGCAGCGCCATCACCGAAGGATTCCAGGCTGGCACCTATTACCATCCAGAGCCAGGCGACCTCGGCCTATTCATGCGCGACGACCTCATGGTGACTACCAATGCCAATATCGCCCTGTCGGGCGGTGGCACAGCCATTGCCATTACCTCTAGGGGTTCGTGCGCTGACTTCCATGCCAGCAGCACGTGGTGCTTCCGCTCCACGAGCGGCTGTGTCGGCTACGACTACCGTTGCAACGGGAACTTCAGGTCCCGCCCCGTCCTCGCTTTGCCGATTAATGATTAATAAATTAAATTCTTCCGCGCGCCTCAAAGCGCGCGGTTGCGAAGATCAATAAAATGAAGCCAAGAAAAAGACCCGTATCGCTTGAAACCGATGTGTATCGCAAGCTGTGGGATTTGGAGCACAAGGCCTACTTGCGCGCCCATGCGTGGAAAAAATCCTACCGCTACACGCTCATCGACGAATATAGGCAGCACATCACCTTTGCCAAGAACGCTTACATCACAGGCTATGAGATGCTCGTCCGCTACAAGGAAGAGAAGGTGCAGTGCTACAAGGCTTCAATCGGCGAGCTTTCCATTGTGGAGAGCAACATGGACCACATGATGGCCAACGATATCGGCATCATGTCGGAGAAAGAATGGGCAGAGAATGCCATTTTGATTGACAGCATAAGGGTAGGCCTCGCGCGGCTCATCAACTCGCTCAATGCCAACGGCACCGGCGGGTCGGAGTCTCTGAACCTCGGAACAGAGAGCGCGTCTGCCGGTAATAAGGATGCCTAACTTGCAATCGCATGAAAACAAGTCAATTAGGATATTATCCGAACATAGGCAAGCAAAAGGGTTCGTGCGCTGACTACAATGCCAACAACACGTGGTACTTCAACTCCACGAACGGCTGTGTCAACAACAACAACCGTTACAACGGGAACTTCAGGTCCCGCCCCGTCCTCGATTATTGCCAGTATGACAACGAGCTCCTCGAGAGCTACCCTTTGCCGCTGTCGCAGATGTACCTCATCAGCCGCAAGGCGGAGAAAGGCAAGCGAAGCAAGCCTTCCTACGTGTTTTTCTCGATACACCGCATCGAGAGTCTGGTGAGGCTGACGCACGAGATCAACAACTGCGAACTCATGCCCCGCGAAAGCACCGCGCACATCGTCTTCGAGCCGCGTGTCCGTGAAATCGTATGCGCCGACGCCGACGACCGCGTTGTGCAGACCTTCTACATCTCGGAGATGCTGCCCTACCTTGAGCGCTACATGTACCCCGACGACAGCTTCAGCTGCCGTCCGGGCAAAGGCGGCCTGCGTGCTGTGCTCCAGCTTCAGGACTACATCCACGAGGCCACCAACGGCTACACCACCGACGCATGGGTGGCCAAGCGCGACATCAAGGCCTTCTTCATGAACATCGACTGCTTCATGGTGGTGAAGATCGTCACCGACTTCATCGACCGCCACATGGCCGACCACCCACACCGTGAGATGCTCAAGTATCTGACGCGGGTCATCTACCTGACCGCCACCAAAGACCACATGAAAGACATGGCGCGCCCCGGTGAGCGCGCCCAGCTCGACCCGCAGAAGAGTCTCTACAACCAACCCTACTATCGCGGCGTGCCCATCGGCAACTGGCCAAGCCAGACATCGGGCCTCATTGTAACATCCGGTGCGCTGCGCTACATCGCTTCGCTCGGCTACCGCTTCGTCCATTACACCGACGACACCGCGCTACCAGTGACCGACAAGGAAAGGTGGAAAGAGGACGACCCGCGCATCGCCCGCTACTACCATAACGAGCTCGGCCTGACCTTGCACCCCAATAAACGCTACATGCAGCACCACAGCAAGGGTGTGGAGATGCTCGGCTACAAGCTGCGCTTCAGCCGCATTCTCCCCAGCGACCGCATCTACCACAACATCCGCTGGTATCTTGAGCGCACCATCAGGAAAGCAAGCGAAAAACCCAATTACGCACACTATTACAAGGAGAAAATCCGCGACAGCGTGAACTCCTACCTCGGCTTTTTGCGCCACATCAGCGGCTACAAGCTGAGGCGCAAAATCTGTCGTGCCATCGCAGCGTCGCCTCTTTCGGAGGTGTTCGCCATGGCTCCCGACTTCACAAAAATCACCATCGTGCCGAAACACTCGACCGATGCCTACTACCGACAACAATATCACCAATTAAAAATACAACTGCCATGAAATTCGCAAAAATCGTGTGCGGCGCGCTCCAGGTGCCGCAAAACTACCCCTGCCAAATCGAACTCGACGGCCACATCGTCACCAACCCCACCGAGGAGCAATACCGCGCAGCCGGCTACCTGCCGCTCGAAGAGAGCGAACCCGAGGAGCGGGAGGGCAAGATCGCCATCGCCACCTACAAGGTGAACGAATCAAAGACCAAGATCGTGCAGACCTGGCTCTATGAGGACATCGATCCAGAACCAACGCCCGAACCGATGGAGGAATAAGCCATGCACGAACGCAACATCATTGGAGGATTCACGGCGGCAGTGCTGTCACCATTCCTTGAAGGTTGGCAACAGATGCTGTGGTTTCTCATCCTGGCCGTCATCCTCATCCTCGGAGACCTTCGCTTCGGCATTGCAGCGGCCAAGAAACGCGACGAGAAGATACGGCCTTCGCGTGCGGTTCGCCGGAGCCTTAACAAGTTGGTGGACTACATCTGCTGGGTGAGCATCGCCACTGTGGTGGGTGTCAATTTCGGCAGCGTGTTCGGCTTGCCGCTGCTGTCGGTCATCATCATGGCGGTGGTGTGCATCATCGAGATGTCGTCCATCATCGACAACTACCTCGAATATAAGGGCATCAAGAAGAAGGTGAATCTCATCAAGCTGATCGCACACATCTTCAAGAAGCCAGAGCTGGAGGATGTGCTTGATCCTGCTGGGGAAACACAAGAGGAAGGAGGCAAGGATGAGACCGATCAATGAAATCATCGTCCACTGCTCGGCAACCAAGGAGGGCGCCGACATCAAGGCTTCCGACATCAAGAGGTGGCACACCGCACCACCGCCAAAGGGCAACGGATGGAAGGACATCGGCTACCACTACGTCGTCGACCTTGACGGCACCATCGAGCTTGGCCGACCGCTCGACCAGAACGGCGCCCACACCAGCGGCCACAACACCAACACCATCGGCGTCTGCTATGTTGGCGGCTGCGACGCCACCGGCAAGGCCAAGGACACACGCACAGCGGCCCAGAAAGCCGCCATCGAGAAGCTCATCAAGGCCCTAAAGGTGTGCTTCCCGACCATCACGAAGGTGAGCGGACACCGCGACTATGCCGCCAAGGCCTGCCCATGCTTCGACGCAAGAACGGAATACCAAAGACTGGTGCAATGACACGAGACGCCCGCCATATCGCCATCGTGGCCGTGTTGGCCATCCTCGTCGCCCTGCTGGGTGGCGTGGCGGGCTGGTGCTTGAGGGGTAACATGAGGGGGGAGAAAAAACAGCCGCCGCCCGTGGCCGACACCACATGGTTCACACTCACCGACACCGTGACGCTGGTAGGGCCGAGAGACACGTTGGTTCGCATTGCCTGGAAGCCCTACCCCGTCCACGACACCTGCTTCGTCACCCGCCACACCACCGACAGCATCTTCGTCATGCTGCCCTATGAACACCGGCACCTCCATCGCCACGACACCCTCGACGTTTGGTACAGCGGCGTGGATGCCCGCATCGACTCCGCCACGGTCTACTACCACCACACCACGGAGATTATCCGGCAACCTTACGAGGTGCAGAAAACGCCTCGCCTGACCGCTGGCGTGGGCTGTGGCGCGATTTACACGGAAAAACGGGTAAACGCTTATCTCTTCGGAGAAATGCGCTACAACGCCCCAAAAACGAGCTTTGGCACCTTCGCCGCCATCGACCCAACCGGGCAATGGTGTGCAGGCGCCACGGTGACCTACCGCCTCGACATCATCCATTGACTTTTTCATGATCATTGATTTGTTTTTTCCACCGTCGGAAATGCGCTGGCGGTGGTTTTTTTTGTCACATGTCAGTCATATAAGCAAAATGCTGTTATTGTGGACTTTACAATTATTATACAATGCTTTTGTCAAATGTCAGTCAAATAAACAAAACGAAATAAATCAATCTTGTTACACGTCATACGAAAACGCCCAACCTTTGCATGAGTTTTGAAAACCTTTCAAACACCTCCATATACTCATCCTATGAACTCCGATTGCTTTTGCTGCTTCGTTAATACTATTAAATACCACTTTTTCTCCATCTTTTATTGCAACTAAACTTATAGGTTGTTGTGCATAACATGCAGTAGGAGACCGTGATATCATAACAAAAGAATATCCACTCTTTGTTGTTTTATTTACACCATGAACGCAACGAAATATTGAATTTAAATTCACACCAGTTGCCTTTGAAGCAGCAGCCATTGAATCGTAAAATATCTCTTTTCCTTCTTTAACAGCCTTTACTGATATTTTATGAAAACTAAGGTCTTTTTTAGCGTTCATTTGTCTTTTCTTTCTTGCATTTCCATAGTTAACATTATAAAATACACTGCACCATTCAAGATTTTCCGCTCGATTATCCGTCCTGATCTCATTTTTATGGTTGACTGTATTAAATCGTGGATTTGTCTTTTCGACAAACAAAGTCGCAACAATTCGATGAATCGACATAGTGTTACCATTTAAACTTACAACAAAATATCCTGTCCTTGACAAAAAAGGCTTTATTTTTCCTCCTGTTTTTGCATTTATAACCACACCTTCCTTGTTACACATGTAAATTCTTTGCCCAGGCACTTTGATTCGCTTATATCCTTGAAGGATATAATTAGGTATCGACTTTGCTTTCATTGCTTTGCGGTGTTGAGGTCCTTGAAATCGTTCTTGACCTGGGCGAGTGTGCGCCACATGTTGGTCAGCGTCATGTTGACCTTGGCCAGGCGTTGGCGGGTGGCATTGAAGTCCTCGAACTCGATGGTGACGCAAAGCTCGGAACAGGTGAGCACGGCATCTTTGAGCTCGTCGATGGTCATTTGCAGGTTGTCGTCTTCGGTGATCAAGTCCATCAGGACTTTGGAATCGGTGATAAGTTTTGACATATTACTTAGGTTTTAGCATTAAAAGACCTGACTGAGTTGCTAAGGTCCTAAGTGCGAAACCTCGGGGGCGTTTCCGCTTACCCACTCATTCAGGTCAGATTATATTTCTTCGTTTGTGGCCACAAAAAAAGCCGCATTGTGGGCGGCGTCATCGTGACGCACTCAGGTTTTAGCACTGCAAATATAGGGCTTTTTTGTAAAATGGAAGAAAAAACACATTTTTTTTGATTATTCTAAATTATTAAAATCTATAATTATGTATAAATCAAAATGTTAACACCGATTTCTCTTTTATATATAGAGGAACAAATTTTTATCAATATGGAAGAAAAGAAAAACATCATCAACATCAACGGCACAGATTACGCCGTGAAGCCCGGCATGAAGGCCATCATCATCTTCGAGAACGTGACCGACAAGCCATTCCAGATCAAGAACACCACCGACATGCTGATGTATTACTACTCCGCCCTGCTGGCAGGCAACCCCGGCATGAAGCTGGGCTTCGACGAGCTGGTGGATGCCGTCGACGACGACCCCGAGCTGCTCAACCGGCTGTCGGAAATCGTCATGAAGCCCTCAGCCGCCGAAAAGGTGGTGCGCCTCGAAAACGAAGGAGGGCCCGAGCCAAAAAAAGGATGAGCTTCACCGACCTCTTCGAGCTCCTGGTCATCCGCCACAAGGTGATGACGATGACCGAGTTCTATGAGGCCGACGCCTTCGACATCCAGCTCATGTGCGACCACCTCGACAGTGCCGAGCGTGAGGCCCTCGAGCGGATGCGCACGATAGCCTGGGCGGTGCTGGCACCCAACTCGAAGAAGAAGATCATGCCTTCAGATGTGCTGCGCTTCCCCTGGGACGGCGAAGCCAAGGCCGACACGGTGCCGACCACCAAGGAGCAATTCGACAAGGTATTCAAAAACTTCAAAAAAGCACAATGATATGGCAAACAAGGATTTAGTTGTAAAACTTACCATCAACTCACAGGACTTCGACAACGGGCTGCGCAACGCGAAGAGCTCGATGAACAAGTTCCAGAAGGACACACTATCGGTGTCGAGCGTCTTCAAGTCGGCCATCGGCGGAATGACCAAGGCATTCGGGGCTCTCGGCATCGCCGTGGGCGGTGCACAAATGTTCAAAACCTTTATCCAGTCAACACAGACCATGGGCGACAAATGGGATAACACGATGGTTGCCGCAAAAACATCGTTTCAAACATTTGCCACGGCTGTGATGTCTGGAAACAACGACCTCATCAGAAACTTTAGGTCTTTAATTTCTGCGGCCAATGAGTTCGCAGAGGCTCAAGATGCGCTTGGATCGGCAAAGATTTCAAACAGATATGCAAGACTGAACTATCTCAATCCATTAAATCAAGCCCTTGCCAACGCTGGTGAGCCTGGAATATCAAAAGAACAAAAGCAGGCATATATCAACGAGGCAAAGGGGTATTATCAGCAATATGCCAACAACGTGAATGTGGTCAAGGCTGCTGCCCAACGCGAGGTGATTGCATGGCTGAATAAAGAGCTGCCAGGTTACAGCTTTAACGAAAGCAATGTAAAACCTGTGCTTGACAATCTTTATCTTAATCTCATTAATGGGGTTCTCGACCCCGTTACAAAGAGGTACAAAGAGGTAACAGGAAAGGAATTTTGGAAAGGGAATGCAGTAGTAAATTCGCAAGCTGACAGGATTAGATCCGGCGAGGCGTTGATGCTCGGAGAGGGATATTCAAGACAACAGATTGCGATGGCGCGTTTGATCTCGAAGCAACTTGAAATTCCTGACGACAGGCTCAACGAAAACCTCGACGTCCTTGAAACCGAAGTCAACGCAACAGCGGAGCTTATCCAGTTGCAAAGACGCATCAACAGGGCGATGGGTGCAGGCGGTGGCGGCACCGTCACCATGCCCACAACCACGCCAACCCGCGCTCGTGCAGAGCTTATTCCCGAATTGTCGCCAATCTCAGCCGTGTCGCCCGACAACACAACCGACATGATTGCGGCGTTGGGTGATAAGCTGGCGCGGATGTATGAAGAGTCGGAAGAAAACATGCTTATCTCCGACATGATGAATAAAATGTGGCAAAAAAACATCGACACGCTCGGCACCTATGCCTCGACGATTGGAAGCGTCTCCGATGCTTTCAACGCCTTGGGTTCAGCTATGGGCGACACGCCGTTTGGCGGATTTTTATCCACCTTGGGTGCGGTTGCCCAAGGCATCACTTCGCTGATTTCTACATACGCCTCGTTGATTTCGGTGCAAGCGGTCCAGGAATCACTCAAGGCTGGCTTTGGCATCCCGTTCCCCTTCAACATTGCGATGATTGCGACAGCCGTGAGTGCCATTGGTGGCGTGATTGCGTCGGCAAAATCCAACTTCGCCGGATCGTTCGCCAGCGGCGGCATCGTGGGAGGCAATTCCTACACGGGCGACAACCTTTGGGCGCGTGTCAACAGCGGGGAAATGATCATCCCCTACAACGACTGGCACAACGCCAACGCAGGCGGCAACGTCCGCTTCATCATCGAAGGCTCGCAGCTCAAGGGCGTGCTCGACAACTACGACAAGACTGTTTCACTTTAATCACCGAACAAATGTACTACACTATCATCAAGTTCCCGTTCTCATCGGTCAACGACCAAGGCTACACGCTTTGTGTGTGCCTCAACGCTTCAGGCGACATGACCAACCTGTGCGACACCATCGCCGCCGACGCGGAGGTCTTCAAGCGTAAGCCCACGCAGACGGTCGATGGCGACACCATCTACAACTTCGAGGGCACGCTGTCGGGCTCCGTCAAGGCGACCGACGACGAACGCGAAGACTTCTGGACGCCGCTGGTGTGCTCCAAGCTCTCGTTCAACATGGCCTGCGAGACCTTCCCCGTGTGGCTGATGGAGTATTGCAACAACAACCGCGCGAAGGTCATCCTCAGCAAGGACGACGACAAGCCGCATGTGATGTGGCGCGGCTACCTCATCGCGCAGACGCTAAACACGACCGTGGTGCGCAACCTCATGGCCTGCCCGATGGTGGCCGTGGATGAGGTGGCCATGGCCAAATACATGAACTTCAAGGAGACCCTCGAATATGTCACCACCGACCATTGGTGCAGCGTGTTCGGGTTGATGGAACACTTCCACAGCCTGCACCACACACGCGGACTGTCGGTTGCAAGCCCAGGCTTCGAGAAGTTGTACTACATCCTTAACCTCACCCACTCCAACCGCCTGCTGTGGCACCGCGATCTTGCCATCCAGGACAGCGGCGGCAACGACATCAACGACCTGCCCGGCACGCTGACGGTCAACCTCGACCGCTGGCTTCAGGACAAGGAGGCCACATGGGAGGAATGCCTCACAGAGCTGTGCGAGTACCTTGGCGTGACCTTTGCCGTGGGAAGCTATGGCCTTATGACCAGCTGCGACGCCTACCTGCTCACCTGCCCGACCGATGTCCCGACGGTCCAGCAGTTCGTCTACACCTTCGATCATCACACCGTGGTGTCGCATTCCACGAGTGTGTACGCCACGCTCAAGAACCCAACCAAGCTGGGCGGCAACTTGCAGATCACATCCGAGCCTGACCGATACAAGGCCATTGAGGTGACATCGAAGCCGGAACGATGGGAAGGGCATGAATACCTGACAGAGGACAAATACAAACCCGTCGATGATTCCAAGTCGGTGAGATTTGAATGGGGTGAAGGTGAAGGTGCGCAGCCTGTGAGCTTACAAGAGTACAACTGGCACAAACTTAAATATCTGGCTCCATCATCAGAGGAGGCCGAATATCTTACCATCCCGCCTTGCGCGAACGGTGAAGGTTATATCATGGCCCGCAATGGCAACCTTCCATGTGACGACATAGATAGTTGCAACAATATCGACAAACCAGAGGCTTCCATTGCCGACAGTCTCGACTTTATCACTTTCAAGGAAGGGTGCTGCGTTATTGCCCTTGGTCAAGGCGAGATTGGCGGCATCGATGAAGACGGTGCGCTTAAAAGATACTTTCTTATCCTTAACCACATGTGGGGCAACATGTTCGGCCAGCCTACACACACCATGCAGACTGAACACCTTGCCGACACAACTTGGGTTACATTCACACCCTTTGGTAATATGGAAGGCATCCATCCTGCCAACAAGCACTACCTTTCAATCAAGATGGCCGTGAAGTTCATCCGTGAAAACTTCCCGTCGGAGACACCCGATGGAAGTCATGCAAAACACCTCTTCCTTAAAGGTCCGAGTGGGGGAAGCGCGATCGCAATCAACTGGACAAAGCCAGCGATGATCATGCCATCCGAAAACACGCTTTTCGACTTCAGCGCATCCGGTATCTTCAATGCCAGCCTTGTCGCATGGTATGGGCTTTACTTCGAGGCTTATATCAGAATCGGCGACTTTTACTACAACGGCCAAGGCTGGGTGTATGTGCCAAGTGGTGACACACCTCCAAAATGCCAGGTCACGATGTGGAATGAATCGAACGCAATCGACAGCGTAACGGCGGATGGTCAGTATGTCATAACCACGGCGAATTATTATTACAATATTTCATCGCCTTATCGTACCTCCAACACAGTCGACCGTTACACCAACTCGACACGGCTTCTTGCCAATGTAGCCGGTGTGTCGATTCACAACCAGCCATTGCACGGACAGCTTGAAATGCAGATTTTGGGACAGATTCGTTTTCAGCGGTCTCAATTTGAGAACGTGCAAAACTCGGTACCATTCCTTCTTATCAACGAGGTTGAATTTGGCTACACTGACGATGCTGAATTTGTCGGCGCGGATGAGACGATGACACAAAAAATAATCATCGATGCACAATCAAAGACGAAGACGACCATGGAGCGAAGCATCAAGATGGCATCGCCACAGGTGGATGGCTTCTTCAGCAATGCCCTGCTATTCGACAACGGCAAGGCATGGCAGAACCTTCGCCAGGTGAAGGTTCAGGGCGCGTTTCCCTTGCTCTTCACGCCAGAGTGGTCTATCTTGCAGCGGCTTTCGAGGCAATACGGCAGCGGCCAGCTGTATGTCGAGCTCGAGACGCCCGTGGCCTACGATGACAATGTTCACAACATCGACTTCACCGTGACCAACCTCACGGAGGCCAACGGTGACTTCATGCCCTTGCGCCGCGTGTTCGACTACACCCTCGAGCGGATGCGGGTGAAGCTGATGCGCATCAACGTGGCCGAAGCTGTGTAGGTGTTTCACAATCTGAAACACCAAATAAAAAAAGCAGCCCCAAACATGGAAAGGCTGCTTTTTCCTTTCAGAGCTGCGCTCCAAAAGGCTAACCGGCTGCAAAGATACGGATTTTAGCAGAAATCCTACATATTTGCCACTTTTAATGGCACTTTTTCCGATTTTGCTGCTTTCAGCACCTCGCCCATCACTTTCTCCTGTGCCTCCCAGATGGCGGAGTAGTCGCGGGCAATGTAGACGTCGCCAATGCGGTCGGCACCGCGATGCACGTGGTTGAGGCCTGCGTTAACCGTGTCGAAGTCTACCTTGCAGATGTTGCGGGCGATGGTGGCCCAGCTGTGGCGTGCGTAGTAGGTGGTTAGGCTTTCGCCTATACCAACCGCCGCGGCCACGTCCTGAAGTCCCAGATTACAGGCATGGCAGAAGCCCTTGGCGGTGCTGTACTTCTGCCGAAAGAGCATCAAGGCGGCACCCTCCGTTCCGGCATACCTCTTTATTATGGCCATCGCCTCGGGCAGCACCTTCAGCGTGATGCGGGCGTGGTCCTGGCGCGCTCGTTCGGTCTTCGAGCGGTTGAAGGTGAGCTTGTCACCCTTCAGGCTGTTGCGCTGCATCTTGTAGATGTCGATTGCATTTGTTCCTGCCAGTGCGAAGCTGAGCACAAACACATCGCGGGCCATCTCGGCACGGCTGCCAGGGGTGAGCTTCACCTCCATGATCTTGCGGATTTGCGCCACCGACAACACGCGGTGGTCGGTCAGCGGCTGGCGCGGGATGATGTTTTTTTCGAGGAACGGCTGGCGCGGGATGTACACCTGCCCTCCTTCGTCGTCGTTGTAGGTCATGCGCGCCTGGTTGTGGAGGTGGCGGATGCAGCCGAGGTAATAACTCACGGCACGGCTGCCACGGCTTTTTTTCTTATAGGTCATGCCGTTGCCTTGCACGGCTGGTTCGTTCTCAAGGAAGTCGCGGAAGCGATGCACCCAGGCGCGGGTGATGTCGTTGATGTCGAGGCGGTCGGTGCCGATGAACCGCTTCACGGCGTTGAGGGCGGTGGTGTAGCCTTCGGCAGTCCGCTCAGTCATGCTGGCGGTCACTTGTTCGGAAAAATCGAACAAGTCGAGCCTGAAGCACTCGGTCGTCGGTCTCGTGATGATGGCCACGAGCTGGTCGATGCCCATCATGTCGGCGTGGCTGACCTCGTTGAGCCTTGCCCGCATCTCCATCACGCGGGTCTGCACGGTTTCCTCCGACTTCACATCTTTGATCGTGTTGAGGTCTCGTGACAGTTGCCCTTTGGTGAGGTAGACCGACGTGGGCAGGCGTCGCATCTCCCGGTTGTGGATGATCCGGATATTGACGGCAAAGGTACCGTCCTTTCGTGGTGTCTTACGGACAACGTAGTTGATAGTGGTGGCCATGTTTGGTTAGATTTTGGAAAACATTTGGAAAACATTTTCGGTGCAAAAATAGCGTTTTTTTGCTTTATTTGCGATTTGCAAGTGCAAAGTTTTTGACAAACAAAAAAGAAAAGCACTGAAAATCAGTGCTTTTCTGCTGTACTCCCGCAGGGGGTCGAACCCTGGACACCCTGATTAAGAGGCAGGGGCGACTGACACGGAAAAACACTGTGTTTCAATGGCTTGCGATTTGCAAATGCAAAGCTCGGAAAACATGCGGAAAACATCACCGCCGCGTCCGCGCTTTCTTGATGTCGTATTTCGGATACTCTGTGCGCGAAATGCGTATCACAACGCCATCAGGGCCGACATACAACCTGTTTTTATAGGTGAAGACGATGCTCGCCACGCCAAGCCCTAAACTGCCAATCCCGAAAATAATCGACGCCGCCGTAAGCCCCGTGTTATTGCCGTTATGCTCGGTGCCATTGACCAACGCCGCCACGGCAGAAATGCCTCCGGCGACAAGGCACCCTGTTTGACATAACGCTACCTTACGAAGGTCGTTGTTGATCTTGACGGTCAGTGCCGCCATGTCGACAGGCTCCGCAAAGTCGGTCACGACGCCGTTGGTGTGGATGAATTGTCGGATGTAGGTGGTGTCGTTCACTTTGGTCCACTCTTGTGCCCTCATGGGCACACCCGCCGCCATGATGAGCACGGCAACGGCGATTTTGATAAAGTCTTTCATATCTTTTTCATTTTGAGTATTATGCACTCTTCGCTTTTTTCGTAGCCGCTCCCGTGAGGGCTGAGAGTTGCGCCTGGAGGAAGGCCTTGTCTTCCTTCAGCTCGGCAATGCGGGCATAGAGCTGCTGCACCTCGCCCGTGGGTTGCCGACTCATATTATAAGGTATCGCTTCAGCCGCCACCCACTCCGTGCCGCCCGTCGTGGCCTCGCCAAAGAACTCCGCGATGCTGATCTGCAAGATGTCGCACAGGTCACGGACTTTTCCGATAGGGAAAGATTCCATCTCAATAGACCTCTTAAAACCCGTCGAAGTCATTTCTACCGCCTCCGCTATGTCGGAAATCCGAATATTTTTAGATTCTGCACGTTTTTTTATTTCGTTGTATTTCATTTCTTTACATACTATTTCAAATTATTTTTCGATTTTTTCTCAAAAAATTGTACGAGTGTAATCTTATTATTCTTACCTTTGCACTTGCAAATCCAAAGCAAAGATAAATAAAAATCAAGTCTAACCAACAAAAACGAACAAACATGGGAAATCAAGGCTACAACGGAAAGACCCACCTGCTGGTGACCTACCAGTGGAACAACGGCGCTAACGACGCCATCATCATCGACGAGGACTTCGACACAACCAACGAGGCTTTCAGACAAATGGCCCT